AGAAACTAAATCAATGTTACAATGGGTGTTAGTGGGGTAATGCAAGCTAACACCACGAATTGGCCGGGCGCTTAAACCGGACTTCTACTAATAATACTAAAGCTGTAGATATTTTCAATTCTTGAATCAATGGATAATGTAGGTTTTATTTTTTTTTGGTGCCTTGCGGCGGTTTTAATTTTGATCTGTTATGCAGTACGATGCGAGCGATAAGGTCGTGATGGAATATCGACAACCAGGAGTGCGTTGGAACGCATTTGGAGGGAATGGAGTGAAGGTGGTTGAGGGAATTAGGGTTAACAGGGGTGAAGGGATTTCACGTGGCGAAGAACTTGGAGAGCTGCCCAACGCGCTTGGGACTCGGAAGCGTTGGCAGTGGCTAGGAAGCAGGAACGAGCGGCCGCAGTTGGTTTGCAGTACAGGCCGGCGCAAGCGTCGACGTGCAGGCGGCGTATCCTGGGATCGCAGTTGCCGCGACGTAAACGTCGACGCCAAGCTAATTCAGGGTCGATGTTGAGGTGCAAGCTCATGTCAACGGGGAACGGTAGAGGGAAAAGGCCTTCGATGATGAGGACGTCTATGGGATAAGTAGGGTCATCGGAGGGAGCAGGGCATTTGGTGACTTTGATGAGCGTTGCATAGTCTTCGACTGATTGCCAGTTGATGGAGGATGGCTGGTCGTACTTGTGAGGTTCGAGGTCGCGGAAGTAGAAGCTATCGAGGTGGATGGTAGTGGTTGGCCAGCCGGTGGCATTGAATATCTGGGTGAGACGGGCAGCAAGGGTAGACTTGCCGGAGCCCGAACGCCCGGTTATGGAAATGGTGTAGACCCGTGGAAACGGCATGATTAATTACTACGAAATCTGTATTGCTACAAGGTGGTGGTCAGGGAGCTGAAATCTTGTCTTGGTCAGGCGTAGACACCGAATGCTGAATGAAACTGGTCGGACTCACCTGTGACAGCCCTTCCAGAGATGACGCATTCCGAACGCTGCTTCGTAGTGTTGAAAACTTGGATGCGGGAAGCGAATTTAGGCATGAATCTAGCTTGGTTAAACGAATCCGGATTAAGTTGGACGGTGCTGGGACGGTACATGACGGTGGCTGCAACCGCGTTGAGTCGTTTAATGATAGCGTCTATCTCTTTGGCAACTAGCCCCTCAGAAACAAAGCCGAGCTCCGCCAACTGTGGGAAGGTGAATCGGATGTTAGCGTAAGATGCGTCGAAAATCTTCGCGGCGATGCAGGCGAAATCGATTTGGATGGTAGCAGAAAGAACGACCCCAGCTTGATCTTTGCCGGTGACTTTAATCGGTGCGCTTATGACTTCGTCGAAGAGAAGCTGAGCGGCGTCTTGGGCGGGGACGGCAATCGGGACATCAGTCTGGAAAGCGATGAATGGGCAATTGGTAACATAGTCCCACTCAAATGCCTGCAAGCCCCAATTCGTCTTGAAACGCATGTAGGCTGCGACCGAGCCAGTCTGTTGTGTGCGGCGCTTTCCTACAGCCCAACCGTGGAGCCAGCCCTCGTAGACGGTGCCATCACCGATAGCAGGTGGCTCGGCTGTGATGCCAACGACAGTACCGAAGGACGACATGCGGATGTTGGCTGTGTCCTCACGAACAAAACGCCAACCAGGAAGCATCGGGTTGACATCGACGGGTATCTGGAGAGCTTTGCTATCTCTAGGGCGAATCATGACCCAGCCATCAGTTGATCCGATCTTCGTCTTGGCCTCAGCGAGGGTGGTCGGGATACCAGCATTGAGCGGATCGCTGAAGTAACCTACCTGGATGGCGCCAGAAGCTGTGCCGAGGGGAGCCGTGCACTGGAGGTCGAGGGTCAGAGCTTCGAAGGTGTAATACTCGAAGGCATCAAAGAAAGTCTTTTGAAGCGTCGACGTGATTGGTAGAGTGAAAGCTGCAAAACTCTCGTCAGGCTTGGGGTTCGGGAGGATGGGTATGTTCACGCGAAAAGGAAATTTAACGATTTCTTCGCCGTAGAGCGACGCTTTGGAATTGCTGAACGTGGATAGGGATCCGGATGGAGCCGGGATTTGGCCGAGATTTTCTGCGGACATGCTTAGCGGAATGCTGGGCGCGGAACAGGAAAATTAGCGGATAGCGCGGAGCGGAAGACGGGAAGAATTACCTAAGCACAAATATTGCAGCAAGTGGTAAGTCCTTTAGGGACAAGGCAAAGGTGTAACGTAGTAGGAAGGGGACGGACAGGTATACAAGTGGTTTGGAAACACCTGGGGGTCAAAAGTGCAACTGTTCAGAAAACGAGGTCTAGTTGGTTGCCGTCTCGCAACTGGTTCCAGCTTAACTGAAGAAGATGTTAAACCTTCGGCAGCAAGACCTTCGATAGCAAACTCCATGAACTCGCCACCGACGCATTCGATGGGACCTTCACCTAACGCTGATACGCAAGCGTCAAGTAGGACGTCGGCGGTCTCTAACGCAGTCGCTTCAAGTAGAGTCATCTCTAGGTTACCAACCTCAAGAGTCCACTCGGCTTCTGCTACAGCCAAATAGACTTTCTCGTTGAAAGCGCCACCTTGGAGGGCTTTAAGAATGCCGTTCAGAGTTATCTGCTGCGCCCCCTGTATGATGGCGCCAACGGTATCTATTATGTCGTGGATGATGTCGATGCTGTCAGAGATGGCTGACAAGAACTCATCAGCGTCTTCAAGGTGGTCCTTCACCGAGTGGCCCCAACCATCCTCACTGTTAAAGATCTCATCAGTTAAGTTGGAGCCAGCATTGATCGCCTGGACGATGTTGGCCTGCCCAAGGCGCATGTCGTAGAGGATAAGTTTGGCGGTTTCCTCCAATTCTCCCAACTCCATCGTGATGTTAAAGTCATCACCAGATATGTTAACAGAGATGGCATCAAGGTCTTTAACTTCACCTAGGATAGCTTCAACGGAGACATACAGCTGGTCTAGTCTGAAGACACTGCCGCCGAGTTGAGCCTCGAGAATGTGGAGGCCTTCCGAAACAGTGTGGTTCAAGCCAGAGATGGCTGAAGTGATGGCGTTAAGTTGTTGGAGCACGTAAGCGGTTTGGACGATAGACGAGATGGCAAAGCCGAAAACGAGGATGGCTTGGGTGAGTCGCAAGGATTGTATGAGTTCAGCTTGCTGGGTGTCGTGGAGGGCTACGGCTTGAACACCGTGGAAATTTGCGAGGTGGGACATGGTCACTGTTGAAGAATTAAAATTAAAGGATATTGGTGGGGCTAGCACCTATAGGATTTAGTTAAGAATTTTTTTATAGAGGAAGCCGGTGGTGTGGTTGGTGCTGCGACTGAAGAAACTACGACTGAAGCCACCTTGGGCATACCAAACAAGAAATGACCAGAGAATCTCACATTCTGAAACGGACAAACCATAATGGAATGCGTTCAGCCGAACCATATGTTGAGCCTCATCATTATTCCTGATCAGATGTAGCCAGTCGGCAACAGCGGTGGCGTACTCGTCTGCTTGCCGTTTGGTCGTGTATATTCTACAAGCAGCTTTATTAGCGAGGCGAGGCAAGTCGATGGTCAGCACGTCGCCGATAAGGTAGCCGACAAAAGTACCAGTGACTCCTTCCTCGATCTTCAACTCTTTGAAGCTCCTTATCTTGGTGATGTGTTGGGATCTTATAAAACCATCATCACCTTTAAATCCAGCAACGAAAGGAGCGGAGACACGGTAGGCACTCCCAACTCTAGCCATGTTATCGATGGTGTTATTCAAGTATGTCATGGCTGTACCGCTTTGAAACGCATCGAGGGTCCAGAGGGTGTAGTCAAGGCCTCTCGCTGACCAGGCGCGTATCGTGCTGAATAGGATATCGATGACATGTTCCGGCGTGCCAACTATGCGGAAAAGTCGTTTGACGAGCTCATGCACAGCTGCCGTCTTAGTGGTGTCCTGTTCACTTATATCGGTGCACACGGTCTGGTATCGTCCGGGGGGTAGGGTGCGAATATCAGCATCAAATCTCTTCTTAAAATCTTCAGTACTGGTGCCGTTAGGTAGATGGACACCTGGGCGCCGGCACCTGATAATCTCCAGCTCGAGGCATCTGACGTAGGCCATACAAATATGATTAATCGTTTTCGGTGAAGCGGAAATCGGTTGGCCTCCCTTGAACTTGTAACCTCCGGACGCCGTGAAGCTGCCTTGCAACCAGGTTTCAATCTTGAGTCCAGCCTTGTCTTGCTGCTTGTTGAAGCAGGAAATGGTGCTGGTTGCGAATGATGTTGATCCGTACAAACCCTCCTCCTGTCTAGTCGGGTTCTTTTTCGCGACGATGTTTTGGCATGCTTCAGCCTCAGCCACGGCGAGCATTTCTGGGGTGATCCGCGCCAGCTGGCGTATTTTGATGAATTGATTGAGTCCAGATGTAAGTTGTTGGACTTCCGGCTCGAGCTGGTCAGAAGGCAATCTGCTACTGGCAGTAGCGTAGCGCCCAATTGCGGCTTGAAGCGAGTGGTCAAGGCTGTTAGTTTGAGCGCGCGATCGACACCGAGCTACGCTTATTACGCGTTTCTCACCACTCGAGAAAGGGTCAAGGATTGGGCGATGGCGCATCTTTATGCGCAAACTCTTGGAGCCGAGATTGCCCAGGTTGGTGTAGCCGGTGTCCCTTCTAAACTCGTAAAGGTCCGAGCTCGTGGGGGCCACCTTCTGGAGCACCTCGTCAACTGCTGTAACGCTAACCGATTTGAGAGGGGGGATGAGGATGTCGACGGGGGTGATATCTTCGTCGAGGGATTCCGTGGTTGGCATGGCGGGTATGAATCCTTCTCCGGCTAAATGGATCGAACCGTGGACTTGCATGTTGACCTGTGCTTCC